CTTCGGCGAAACTACGTTTTAACGTAGGGTAAAGGTTTGTGCTTGCCAGGACGGCAAGCGCATTTTCACGGTTGTATGTAAGAAGGCATCGCGCCTGCTTACATTATAAATACTGCCGGTCGCAGAAAGATGGACATCCTTGTAGGATCGCCAAATTTCTTTGCCTTTAGTACGAACGTCACCGCAACCGTCCAAGATACGCTCAAAAATGCTGCTTTCTTTCATAAACCGAGATTCGGGTAACCGATTCATTAGTCTTTTGAAGTGAAAGTCAACATAATTGGCGTGTTTGAACTCGATTGCAGATCGTTGTACACCTTTGTAAACAAAGTGGCCAGACCGATCTGGATTTATCTCACTAAAGAGATGCGTATTAGTAGTCTCAACAAGAGGCCCACTAAACTGCAGCTCCGCAGGTACCCACTTTTTCAATAAAGCTAAAGTGGGAGATATATCCTGATTTCCGATGTGAACAGAAATCCACTTATACAGTTGATTATGCAAAACGAATAAATCGTCAACATATTCAACGGGCTCCTTGTGGAAAACAGGCCTTACATCAACACCGTTGATGAAGTCTGCACCGCAAGATTCCCTGAACGATCCATGATAAAACGATTTTTCTAAATTAACAGAAAAACCGCAATACGTGAATAATTCAGTTAGTAAAAGTGAAGTTTCGGAACGACAAACCACATCATCACCATAAACCGCTACATCAGTGTGATCCCAAGGGATTCCACAATATTTGTAACAACCGTAAGTGAGTGCAGCGAAAATCAACGATTCCAATGCAAAAGTGAATCCATTACCCATTGAAGATATTTTTTCGTAGGTAATGTCATCATCGTCATAGGTTCCTTCCTGGCTGCGCAATGCATCCAAGATAAGAAACCACTCAGAAGGTAGCAAAAAGCGAACAATCTCCAAGGAGATAGAATCGCTGGCTGCTTTTAGGTCGATAGTACTATGACTTCCAGTCTCAGAAGCTAGTTTTGCTAGCTTTTGATTTTTTGACTGGTCATCTAAGTCTACTCCCCACCTTTTGAGTCGACGCCGGATAATATCCTCTACTCCAAGTTGGAGTTCAAGGTTTAAACCGGGCTCGATTGCAATAGTACGCTTTGTGAAAGCGTCCTTAGGAACTGTACTTATCCTATTACCACGAACCACTACAAACAAGGATGATAACCACCCAGGCTGTAACGGACCGGAAAGGGGGACTGCTCGTTGAACTAACACGAACTTTTTGCCCTTCTTCCGCTGTGATCTAGATGCAGGACACTTATAAGTAGTACGATAGTAGTACTCATATGCTTGCATTCGACGATCATCCGTAGAAATATAGTTAATAACATAAGGTAACGCTTCATTAGTAACCGTCCAGTGGTCAGGCTCAGAGTATTTGTAAAAACTCGTCACCTTTCCACCACGAACACCTTTGAAGCTTTGCCCAGTACCAGGTCTTGCGCCCTTATACACATCATCCATATCAACTTCCTGTCCCAACACGCGATCGATAAAACGACGCGCGTAAGTAAGACAGTCGGTCATTGCAGATGACTCTGGAAAAGCAAGCCTCCGGGGGAGATCCCCATTAGCTTGTTCACAAGCCAGTTCAGCCGAATCGAAAGTACAACGAGCATTTAACTCTCGTTGCTCTTCTTCCTCGGCTACTGGACGTGCGAATTTCCGTATAAGGCTGGTAAGCTGGTACACTAAAGCACATGCGTGCAAAGTATATCCAAGTTGATCCCTGATAATTTGTGGGGACCACTCGTCGGCTAATTGCTTCAGATCACTCATTGAACGTTTCGCAACGATCGTGAGCAATTTACAAGCAAAAGCCTCCGGCAAACCAACTGGTTTTAACTCCTCAACTAAGGAGGATAGCAACTTCCACTCATAACGAGGAGAAATCCTATCTGTCATTGAATAAATCGTTGACATAGTGCTTTCCTTTTATTGTAAAAAGAAAGAGAAATCTAAAGATTGAGTTAGTGCGTCAATAAAATGATGCGCAGCACAATCAACGAGGAACCAGACTACTTGAAAAACAAGCAGTTGAAGTTCCGCGTCCATTAGATTTCACCAATTTCCATTAATGGGCCCATTACCGCATCGTCTTTTAGCATAGCGATTAAACGCTGGCGTAATTCGAGTTTGCGAGCGGGCGAGATACCAACCGGAAGATTAAATTGCAAGAAAGCAATTTCATCCGCCAGAATGGTTTCATCATTAATGGTACTAGGCACTGATTGAGTGGCTGTAAGCTTGACAGCACATTTCTGAACACCACGAGATTTACCTTGAGGCTTTGCGGCCGTACGGTAAAACTGAAGAGTGTCCTTAGTCGTTGAAGAATGCGCATCGCCCACGTAAAGTGAACGATCAGCAAATTCCTGAAAACGGCGAAATGGTGCGTCTACAAGTGTAGCGTTCGCAAGAACGTCAACTTGAAGCGTAATTGTGTTATTTAACATAGTGTTTTACCTTTAATTGAGCACATAATGTGCAAGGTTATTTACGAGTGATGGACCTAAGGATTAGGGCCATATCAGTAAGTTTAAAGATGTCCAGCTTTATATCAATACTGGGCGTGGATCGGAAGTCACCAACAACTCTTTCTTTATGAGATTCAAAAACTTGGCGCGTAGCGCCATGAAGCTCACTATAAGAAACGTATTGTATGCTTTGGTCACCCGAAGCATAGTATTCATGAAGAGGCACAGCCTCGAAGTGCGCGTATGTTAACATACGTGTACGTTCGATGGTATAGCCCGACGCGAGTACTTTGACACCTACTTTGGGCTGCCATGCAGCCAAAGTATCCGAAAAGTTCATGAACCAGCCAGCAATAAAGCTAAAAGGAATTAATTCCCAAGCTAAGCCAACAAAGTCATGAAACCCCCAAGTCTGCAATTTTGGTAGCAGGATGGGTTCAAGTTCGTAAAGGACATACGCTCTAACGCTCACGTCGAATGAGGCATCACACCTTGTTTCCCGTGTTACGTCAAGAGGGGTACCGTCACCTGCAGTTTGCCAACCAATTATTCCTCCGTCAACTGTTACATTGTCGTAGGATGAATTAGAGGCTTTCCCGCGGGCGGTTACACGTTTCCCTACTTCTCGAGTGGCATTATAAGCTTTGACAGCTTGGTCTGCATCAATAAGTAAGGGACGTAAACCATAACGTAAACCCATGTATGTATCTGCAATCGCTGAAAAGTCGACTTCCTTCCGGAGAACACGTGCGTCAAGCTTTTTAATGGCTTTAACAATACGCATAACCTGAAAGAGAGTTCCCTTTACATAATCGACTGTTTTCGTTAGCTCGGCCAAGGAAACCATGGCTGAAGCGTCGGAAGCAGATACTCGTGACCAAGCACTATTAGATGCAAGGTCTATCAACGATTGCTCGTCAATACCTGAGACAGGAACGGAAAGTGGATCAAAATAATAATGAGCCGACTGCATACCATACGCAGTTTTTCCCATAGTTGTAATGGTTTTACCGTCCAAAGTAATACTTGGAGGCGGTCTAGAACCAGTTATAACTATACGTCCAGGTGTTTCCTTTACTACTGTGCTTACACGACTATAAGGGTTATTAAAAATTTCCCCGTTGTCGCGGCGCTTGAAGAAATCAGGAATTACGACATCTGATGTAACCTTTGAAGATTTTAGTGGAGCAACATAACTCACAAACGTAGTACCTTGCGGTGCTGAGTAAGTGACGGAATGATGCAACTCTTGAGCTTCAGGTACATCATTATCAACTTGAGATCTTATACGCATAAAGCCTCCATTGAAGCAAGATCGATAGGACAGAGTATAAAACAAGCAAAGCTTGTCAGACATTAAATGTACTGTAAATTGTACACTGTTCATATCTCTTACTCTAATGGGCGCCGTTGTGTTATTAACGACTTCATTGTCAAGAACGTATTGCACGTTGTTGGCAACTGATTAATGGTGTGATATTCGCACCAGTGCCCGTG